AACTGGTGCAATTGCGTTTAGATCGCTCATTTATCTCTCCCTGTGGGGGTTACGGGTAAATCGTGCGTCATCGCGCAGTTTGTTCAACATCTTGTTTGCATCTGCGTGAGTCATGTTTGCTAGTTGCGCCCGCAATACTTCTCTGCGGTTATCCTTGACCGGAGCAACTTTCGTTTCCATCTTTTCGTTGCCGACTTCAATGCAGCCATGCGCTTGCAGGTGTTCCCTGTGACGGCTGCGGCTGGTAATCATCGATCCATCAATCATGGACTGATAAGGCTGAATGTCGGGCATTACATGGTGCAAGGGAGTCGGTTGGTACTCACCAACTTCTATCGCCTCACCGTCAACATAAATCCAGCGTTTTCTCATAGAAGTAACAGAATTTCCTCGTCGTCAATTTCAACGTGCCGCTGCCAAATTTGTTCAGCATTCTTAAGATCGGCAATCAACTTATCAAAATCAAGGTTACTTGTCAAAATCTCTTGCTTGGTGATGTAATTCAGCGGCTCAACAACTTCGGGAATATCCTCTTTGCCCTCAACAATTCTTTCATATAGGTCGAGAACTTCCTTGCGACGCTGCTCCCGTACCGCTTTTTCCCTTGCAAAGCGATCTTTCAGCTTGTCGCCGTCATGAGTATCAAGGTCAATCAGCGTGGGAACGTAATCCCACGTTGCCTCATCCCATGTGCCGGTGTCCCATCCCCCATTCATGTGACGATTTCAACCCCAACCGCTTTGCCGTCCGGCCCACGGATGATCCGTTTCGGTGCAGCCATGACATTCATCAGGTTGTCGATCTTGCCCGCAGTCTGATCGTGCAGCATCGCCATATCCTGCTGTAGCCGCTCAACGTTTTGCAGCGCCATTTGCACGCCGTTGCCTAGCTCAGCGGTCATGCGTTCAGCAGAGGCAGTTGCAGCCTCGACCAGCGGGATATCCACGCCGGGATTCGCTCCAATTCGCGCCACGGTTACTTTTGTTGCTGCATCCAGCTCCGTTTTCCAGCGGTTGTATTGCTCTTCCATTTCGACTTTTTGGCGCTCAAACTCCATTTTCTGAGCATCCATTTGCGCCCGCATCTGCTCAATTTCGACCTCGCGCTGCGTTTTAGCTTGCTCAAGCTGCAATTTAGCCTGCTCAATCTGCATCGTGGCTTGCATCTTGGCTTGCTCAAGCTGTGCATCGGCTTGCATCTTCGCTTGCGTCATTTGCTGTTCAGCCTGCATTTTCAGCATTTCGGGATTCTGCTGCGGCTGTGGCGGGGGGCGGTTCACAATCTTGTTAATTCCAGCGTCAATTGAACCCTCAAGCTGCCGCGCACCCTTGAACGATGCAACCATGAACTTCATCGTTTCGCCAATCATCGGCACAAGTTCCGGCGCTTGCGTACCAAGCGGCAAGGCTTCCCGCAGGAACGCACCCAATGCGGAAATGAACTCAGCCCGATCCCGCTTCATTTGCTGTTCGTCCAGCTGCACCAGCGAATCCGCTGCCACCTCAATGCGGAAGTTCCGCAGAGGCTTGTCTTTCAACAGCGCGAGTGCCTGAGGAATCAGTTGCTGATCTTCCGGCTCGAGCTGGTTTGCAGCAGCGTATTGCAGGATCGTTTCCGGCGTGAACTTGGTGCAGATAACCTGCGCTTTCAGACGAAGCAAGCCCGTCGCAAACAGCGCCACATCTTCTTGCATGGCACGCAACCGAATCGAAGCGTATTGCCCCTTAATCTGTTGCGCGGTAGCCGTCTCGGACGCGAACGACGATCCTCGGATAATGTCCGAAAGACCTGTGATTTCGTAGATTTGATTCTTGATTTCCGTTCGCGCTTGATAGCATTGAATCAGCGTAGCGGCAATCATGTCGATAGGCAAGAAATCAATTGCGCCTTTCAAGCCACCTTTCTCGCCAAACGCCATCCAAGTATCGACCGGCAACAGAGCGTTGTTTTCGCCCTCGGTCATCAGTCGCTGCAATGCAGGCTGTGAAGCGTCGTACACACCGCGCACACGCAAAGCCTTGACCAAGCCGTCAATGCGGTCAGACAGAATATCCAGTTCGTTAGCCTGATCCTGATACAGCACGAAGTCAGGGACAGGGACGAGGGTATCGCTTGTGACGGTGGCGTACAGCGGACGCGGGCAGGGGAAGAATCCTTCCAACTCTAACGGGTCATCACGCTCGTCAATGATGTTGGGCATTGACTTGCTGAACCAGTAAACCTTACCGGTTTCCTTGTCCCAGTATTCACAAATCTTTGCGCGGGTATGCTCCTTGGTGGATTGCCCGTATTGCTTGAGGGTGTCCGGGCCTGCATCAAAAGGAATCTTGTTACCGACTTCCTCGCCAAACCGTTCTACCAATGCCTCGCGGGTCATGTAAACCCATCGCCACACCGCCGTGACTTCTTCCCATGTCCTGGCAACAGAGTGCCCGAAGTCCTTCCAATGGACATAGTCGACGGGAGCGCATTCGTACTCAATTTCCTCTAGCGGTTCTTCGCCAGCCAAAGATTGATTGTTCGCCTCCGGCTCGTCAATGTCCTCGGTAATCTCCAGCCCATCCTCGGGCAAACCAACAGCGTTTACATGAGGCTCATACCGCACCCAAGACGTTCCGCGCCCTCCGAGGAAACGATCCTCGACTGCGTGTTTCATCGTGCTGCGAAAGTCGGGGTAATGCTCAATCTCAAAATCCAGCGCCCGCTCAATCAGCAGGGAAGCCACCCGCCCCACTTGGTCATTATCACCGAAGCGACGCGATACATCAGCTTTCGGCAGACGCGCATAAACCGCAGGAATCAGCGTCTGAACGTTCGACCATAGAATGTTAAACTTCGCAGTCTCGTTGGTGTTCTGACTGCGGTTGTCATCCCGATAACGCTTGATGATCTTCTGAGCGCGGGCTTCCCACTTCTTAAAGTCGTTGTCATAGGCTGCAACATTGTGCAGCAGCTTCTGCAAACCTGTGCTTTGCGGTTCGTCCATTATTTTTTATCCTTGGCTAACAAGTCAGGTGCTGCCACGCCCATTGCAGCTGCGGTTGCGGCGTTTCTACGGAACGGGTCAAAGGCGGCAAATCGAGAACGTAAAACATCTGGGTTCATACTAACAAAATGCTCTCTTACGGGCATTTCCATTGTTCCTAAGGCTTTTAACCATTCCGGTGTCGGTTGTTGTTCTTTTATTATTGATTCTTTGCCTAATCTTTTTAAAGCATTTGATAATTCTTCATCATTACTTACTGTTAATTTCATATAAGGATTTTCTGATCCTGACTGATAAGCAGTATTTGTTTTAACTTTTAATGGATAAATTGTTGCACCAGTTTTCTCACCTGCATAAATGTTGGCCTCAGGAAAATAATTTGTTGCATATATTCCCGGCCCTTCTGCTCCAATGTTGGATGGCGTTAATTTTTTAATTTTTGATATAGGACTTCCATGAGCATAATCAGCATCAAATCCCATCGCCGCTGCTCGTTGCTCTGCCGTGTTGTTGGGCGGCAATCCTAGACCACCACGCTCAACAGGCAAGGCTGCCCGTTCTTGGGCTAGACGCAATGCCTCATCTTGCGGTGCAGCAAACGTGCGCCCTGCTTGACGCTCAACCATCGGCAAAGCCATGCCGGTTCTAAATGCGTAGTTTTCCAAGCCTTGCGCGATCTGTGGCGCAGCGTACTTGCCAAGCGCCACCGCACCTTTAGCCGCAGGGCCAGCAAGCGGGATAGCCGATCCAACAATGTCCAGCCCAAGCATCAGCTTCTCTACATCTTCCTGATTGCGCTTAAAAGCCGGATAACGCTCGTCCATCACCGAAGTGGGCGGCATCATGTTTTCCCGCCCTCGCGCACCTTGACGCGCAAGGTTCGGGTTCATCATCGCCGGTTGCTGCGCCTGCTGATACGCCAGCGCCGCCGCTATGCGCTCTTGTTCAGTCACGATTACGCTCCGAGATCGCTCTTGCCTTCGCGCGGGCATCCTCTTTACTGGATGCGCCCCACGCTTTCAAAGCCAATGCCAATCGAGTAGGTTTGCCGTCTTTTTCCATTGGGCCAGGCATATTGCCCATGCGAGCAAGAAAAGACGCGCGACGCGGGTTATCGCCAGCTTTAACGGGAGGCTTTAGCGTGCCGCCAGTCTCCGCGTGATAGCTAGCCCGTCCTTTGGCGTTTAAGCCGCCCTCGGGGTTTTTGCCCTCGCTGCGTGTCCATGCTGCGCTCATTTGTTCTCCGGCTTTACAGTCTTAGCAGATTCGCGGAAAGCCTTTGCAGTCGGCGCACCGGGATCGCCAGGCTTACGCATCTTCTCGCCTGACCCATGCTTGATCCGCTCTTGCTTGGCTAGGATGTTGGCATAAAGCCCCGGTTTGTTCATCATGCCGAGAATATGCCTACAGCAATGACAGTAGCGCCGCTGCCAGTCGTAACTTTCCACGGGCCGGTAGCCGCTGCCATGTTCAATTCGAGGCTGTAAGTACCGACGGGAGTCGTTGCGCCGGTAATGACGATGCTGGTCGATCCATCAATCAGCGTGACGTTTGACGCGGTGTTATTCGCTGCGACGACGATCAAGCGATGGACATAATCGCCTTTAGCGCCAGCGCCACCCAATACCTGCGCGGTTTGACTTGCTGCAACGGTTTCATACGCATACGCGTAGGGATACGAAACGCCGCTCATATTCTTGCTCCTTTAGGTTTAACAGTTGACCACATATCGTTGAGGGTAACTGTGTTTTGCGGGCCTACCATCAGAGGCTTGTCTCTGTCCGGCGCTCTGATTACCGGCTCTTGCTTCCATGCGATTGCCATCATACGAAAAGCATCTGCGGGATGGCTAGTCCAATCGTGTCGCGGGGTCTGTCTGAATGCTTTC